CGAAGTGTAATGATTGGCGTGACCACTACGATGCCAACTATTCACAGAAATTCGACGAGTATTATCGCTTATGGCGTGGTATTTGGGCGGCTGAAGACGTAGATCGTAAGTCAGAGCGCTCGCGTATTGTGTCACCAGCGCTTCAACAAGCCGTCGAATCCTCTGTCGCAGAGTTGGAAGAGGCTACATTTGGTCGTGGTAAGTGGTTTGACATCAGTGATGATCGTAATGATCCAGACGCTTCTGACATTGCTTATCTACGCAACCAATTACACGAAGATTTTGCTAAGACAAAGATTAGAAAAGCTGTCGCTGAGTGTCTTATTAACGCGGCTGTCTTTGGAACGGGTGTTGCTGAGGTTGTTATTTCCGAAGAGAAAGAGATGGCTCCGGCAACACAGCCAATTATGGATGGTGACCTCACAGCTGTAGGTGTAAACATCCGCGACCGCGTCGTAGTTAAACTACGTCCAATAATGCCACAAAACTTTCTCATCGACCCTGTAGCCACCAGCATTGAAGACGCCCTGGGTGTGGCTATTGACGAGTTTGTGTCGCGGCACACCGTCGAACTATTGCAAGAGCAGGGTGTGTATACGAAAGCGTATATACCAGATGCGCCCTCCGACTTCAACATCGAACCCGATCAAGAGTTGACGTCATATCAAGACGACAAAATCCGTTTAACAAAATACTACGGACTTGTTCCACGCGAAATGCTGGAAGCCGCTGGCGAATACGAAGACTTAGGTGTTGAAGGTGAAGAAGAAAGCTACTACGTAGAAGCTATTGTCGTGATTGCTAATGAGGGTGTCGTGCTGAAGGCTGAACGTAACCCGTATATGATGCAAGACCGCCCTGTCGTGGCTTTCCCTTGGGATGTAGTTCCGTCGCGCTTCTGGGGGCGCGGTGTGTGCGAGAAAGGCTATAATAGTCAGAAGGCTCTTGATGCCGAACTCCGAGCGCGTATTGATGCGCTAGCGTTAACAGTGCATCCAATGATGGCTATGGACGCAACACGCATACCACGTGGCACTAAGCCAGAAATACGCCCTGGCAAACTACTGCTAACAAACGGCGACCCCAAAGAAATCATCAATCCATTTAACTTTGGTAGTGTGTCACAGATTACGTTTGCACAAGCGGCGGCGTTGCAAGGGATGGTTCAGCAAGCAACAGGGGCTATCGACTCCGCTGGCATTGCAGGTAGTATTAACGGTGAAGCGACAGCGGCTGGAATCTCTATGTCACTGGGCGCTATAATCAAGCGTCACAAACGAACCCTCATCAACTTCCAAGAGTCGTTCTTGTTGCCGTTTGTCGAGAAGGCAGCGTATCGCTATATGCAGTTTGAGCCTGAGTTGTACCCCGTTAAAGACTATAAATTTAACGCAACCAGTTCGCTTGGCATCATAGCACGTGAGTATGAAGTGACGCAATTAGTCCAGCTGTTGCAGACAATGTCACCTGACTCTCCGCTATACACAACGCTGATTCAAAGCATAATCGACAACATGAATCTATCCAACCGTGAAGAGTTGATTGCGACAATGAAACAAGCATCGCAACCCAACCCTGAAGCACAGCGTATGCAGCAGATGGCAGCAGAAGCTCAGATGGCATTCCAACAAGCACAGACAGCAGCACTACAAGGTCAGGCGATGGAGTCGCAAGCGCGTGCTAACAAGATTAGTGTTGAAGCACAGCTTGCTCCAATTGAAACAGAGATTGATCGTGTTAAAGCTATCACAACAAACTTACGTGATGGCAACGAAGACGACAGAGAGTTTGAGCGTCGCTTGAAAGTAGCAGACCGTCTGTTAAAAGAACGTGACCTTGACATTAAAAACAAAATCGCTACTCAACAAGGAGGCAATAGTGATAACACCCAACCAATTCAATCAGCTGGTGGAGCAAGTGAACAGTCAGTTAGACAGGCTATGGAAGGCGCTCAACTCCCTGGAGAAGGAGTGTAAGGAGTATGGCGAGACGTTATCGGTTTTAAGGAGTCAAACAGATGGCAAAGGAGAAAGACCCAAGACTAGCACGAATCGGAGTAAGCGGGTACAACAAACCAAAGCGAACTCCGAGTCACCCAACTAAGTCGCACGTTGTTGTAGCTAAAGAGGGTGATAAAGTAAAGACGATACGTTTCGGTCAACAAGGTGTCTCAGGCGATAAACAACCCACAGCTAGACAGAAGTCGTTTAAAGCAAGACATGCTAAGAACATAGCCAAAGGTAAGATGAGTGCGGCTTATTGGGCCGATAAGGTTAAGTGGTGAGTTTATGAAAAAGTATAATGCAGCATCAACTAAATTTAGACCATGCCGTGGTTGTCCAACACCAGCGCGTTGCAAAACAGCTGGCAAGTGTATGAAGAAGGGTAAGAAGTAATGCCTGTACGTAAAGTCAAAGGCGGCTACAAGTGGGGTAGTTCGGGTAAAGTGTACCCAACACGCAAGCAAGCTGAAGCTCAAGCTAAAGCAGCTTATGCTAGCGGGTATAAGAAGAGTGTGAAAAAATAACAATAATAAACACTTGACTTTTACTACAAAGTATGATATAATTACATTCATAAATTAAAGCTGTCCTATAAAGGAGAAACAGCATGACTAAAGAATTAGAAGCATATTACAACACATACTTCGACTTGTTTCGTACAGACGGCTGGAAGCAGCTGACAAACGAATTAAAAGATAACATAGTCGTACTAAACTCTGTAGAGAGTGTGAAAGACAATAACGATCTTTATTTTAGAAAAGGACAACTTGCTGTATTAGCAAACCTTATTAATTTAGAGACAACAATTACTAATGCTTTTGAAGAGATTAATAGTGATGCGGAAGCTGTATGATTTTCGCTGTACTAACAATCACGTCTTTGAAACATTTGTAGAAGCAGACGTCCACACTAGTAGGTGCAAGTGTGGTGCTGATGCAAAAAGGCTTATAAGCCCTGTCAAGTGTTCCCTTGATCCTTTCAGCGGTCATTTCCCTGGCGCTACGGATAAGTGGGCTAAACACCACGAAGACATGGCTAAAGCCTCTAACTAACAAGAGCACTTAGTGCAAACCTTGTTAATCCCTTTCTCCATAATACTAGTAAGTACGGAGTTTAATAATGGCCAGAGCGCAATTTATAGACGAGCGTCTTGAAGACGATGATACGGAAACACACGCACTAGAGCAAGAAGAACGCTTTGAGGCTCCGACGGAAACAACCGACGAACAACCTCAAGCTGTTGACGATGACATCCCTGAGAAGTATCGTGGTAAAACTGTACAGCAAATTGTACAGATGCACCAAGAGGCTGAGAAGTTGTTGGGTCGTCAAAGCTCTGAAGTGGGTGAGTTGCGTAAAGTAGTAGATTCGTACATTCAGACACAACTCGAACAAAAGCAAGCACCAAAAGAAGAAACCGTTGACGAAGAGTTGGACTTCTTCTCTGACCCCAACGGCTCTGTGAGTAAGATGATTGAGCGTCATCCGAAGATCAGGGAGGCTGAAGAGTATACACAGCAATACAAGCGCTCTATAGCGTTAGCTGAGTTGCAACAGAAGCACCCAGACATGCAGCAAATCTTACAAGATAATAAGTTTGCTGAGTGGATTAAATCTTCAAAGATACGCACACAGTTGTTTGTACAAGCTGACCAGCAGTACGATCATGAAGCAGCAGACGAATTGTTTGCATTGTGGAAAGATCGACAAGCTACAGTTCAACAGACAGCTAACGTCGAAAAGCAAAGCCGTAAACAGGCAGTGAAAAACGCTAACACTGGAAATGCCAGAGGCAATCCAGACGCTAGTGTTAAGAAGGTCTATCGACGCGCGGACATTATTAAACTTATGAGAGAAGACCCAGCGCGATACGAATCTTTATCTGATGAAATCTTTAGAGCGTATCAAGAGGGTCGTGTTAAATAAACATTAGGAGATTAACATGGCAGATGAAACTTCAGGAGCCTACTTTACAGCTAATGCTGTAGTAGACAAAACAGCAGCAGCAACCTTTATCCCTCAGATTTGGAGTGATGAAGTAATTGCGGCATATCAAAAATCGCTAAAGATGGCACCTCTTGTCAAGAAGATGACCATGAAAGGCAAGAAGGGTGATGTGATTCACGTACCCAAGCCTGTTCGTGGTTCTGCTTCTGCAAAAGGTGAAGCAGCCGCTGTAACCATCCAGGCTAACTTGGAAGACGAACTGACTGTTACAATCAACCGTCACTTCGAATACTCACGTCTTATCGAAGACATCGTTGAAGTACAAGCTCTTCAGAGTTTGCGTCGCTTCTACACTGATGATGCTGGCTATGCGCTTGCAATTCAGGTAGACACCGACCTCTTCAACGTAGGTACTGCTTTCGGTGACGGAACTCTAAACCTTGCACCTGGTGTTACTGGCACTGCGTGGGAGAACAGCAACGTTTACTTTAACGATGCTACTGGTGGTCTAACCAACTACGCTGACGACACTGTTACTGCTTCAGACGTTTTCACTGATACAGCTCTTCGTGGCCTTATCAAGAAAATGG